CTTCATTGCTTCAGAAAGGTTTTTAACCGTCTGAGGGACTTCAACAATCGGTACGCCTTCAGCTGCTACCGACAAAGCAAACTGAGTGGCACTCCACGGATCGTATGCGAACTCGTTCAGCGAGTCGCCTCGCGCCCATTCGATCGTTTCCTCTTTAATTACTGCATGGTCGACAACATCACCATCGGTAAACTCAAGGAATCCAGCGAGATTCCATTTTCTGTAAAGGTCCGCCTGCTGCTTGGAACAGGCTTCCAGCCGACCTTCAGGTATCCAGAATCTGGAGCGGACATAGACATCACCATTTGGAGCAAGCCAGACTTTAACTGCAGCTGAAATATCAATTTTGTTGGAAAGGTCCACGCCGAGCCACATTGACCAGTTGGCCGAAGTGGAGCCGTCCCAGTCGTCACGGCATTTTTCCCAGCGCGCCATATCCATCCATGCTTTTTCACCCTGCACCCAGATATTGAGGTGCTTGGTAAAAAAANNCCGACTCGCGCCGCTACCTGCTCTTTCGCCTTTTTTGCCAGGCGGCGCATATCGTCCCAACGCTTACATATCCCCAGGCCGGGATTTGCTTTCGGCCAGTTTGCCTCGTCGAAAGGATCGTCCCCCTCATCCAGGGTATAAATCAGCGCAAAATAGCTGTCATCCTTAATTGAAAGTGGGTCTGGGTTATCAAAGTTCTTCAGAACCTTGATTGCATAATCACGTTGCTCGTAGCAGATACCTTCTTTATTAAAACCCGCAGTAGTGATTGCAAAAATAAGGGACTGCAGGCGCGCCCCGGTCGCTGTTTCCAGAACTTCCCAGACGTCACGGGTTTTATGTGCGTGCAGCTCATCAACGATCCCGCAGTGAATATTAAGGCCGTCGAGGTTATTCGCATCACTGGCTACAGGTTCGAATTTTGAGCCCGTCCGCTCCTGGTGAATATTCAGCTTGTTACTACCAAACAAACGGCCCAGTGTTTTCGGAGCCAGCTTAATCATGCGCTTCGCATCATCAAACACGATGCGGGCCTGATCCCTGGTTGTTGCTGCGGAATAAACCTCAGAACCACCCTCACCGTCGGCACCAGTCATATAAAGCCCGATGCCAGACGAAAGCGTTGATTTTGCATTTTTACGCGCTACTTCGTCATAGGCGGTACGAAAGCGACGCACAAACATGGGGTCGCCATCGTCGTCAAGAATGCTCTCAAACGTTATTTCATCTATCAGCGGGACGACAAACCCGAAAAGGTTAATCAGGATGAAGGTGTGCCAGTCCATCAACTCGATCGGCTTGCCGGTCAAGTGCCCCTTCACATGGGGGACGAAGTTATAAAAATCGAGAACGTGCTGGGCGCGGCCTTCATCAAAATAAACACCGCGCTCCGGGCCGTGCTCTAAATCATGAAAGAACCGCTGGCACGCAAGACGCACCAGTTCGCCAGCAACGATATCGCCAGATACCACGCGCTCGGCGTAGCGGAATCCATCTGCAACGGTTGCCATTCATCATTTGCGCTTTTTAAGAAATTCTTCCAGTGGGTCGGCTTCTGCCGGGCCTTTTGCACTAACCTTTGATCGGCTGGCAGGTGTCATGCCGAATTCGCTCAGCATCGCTCTGATCCGTTTCCATGCATCAGCCTTCATGACTGCTGCAGGGTGCGGTTTTATCATTCTGATTTCCCGCTCCCCTCCTTCATCTGAATCATCTTCGCTGTAGACGGCATAGGTGTAACCTTCACGATCAAGCGTGTCGCAGTGATGCCGGTATTCAACATAGGCTTCTATCAACAACTCCAGCGCTTTAGCATCAAGCGTGGTCAACACGCCGACGGCATCAAGTTCATCACCAATACGTTTGAACCAGTACTTACCCTGTTTNNATCGAAATGTTTCGGTATTGGGGGGACCCCTGACGGGGGTTTTNNGGCTCGTTCTTATTGATCGGGCGCTTGGATGGGTTCCCCTTCACTAAAGCCAGATGTGTCGGGGTTTTNNCGGTGGTCCTGGCATAATCGAAAACTCCTATTAATCATTGGATGGGGGACCCCAAAAAAAANNGTTTTCTAACCTGCGGCGGTGTGAAAAAAGGTTAGGCGGCGGTCCTTTTGGCCTTCGCCGTCAGGGATTTGACCCCGCCCCCTCCCTGTCGTCATCCAAATGGGAATTGATATCACTTGAAACGTTCACGCCCGGTTTTCGTTCTGTGACAAGGCCAGCACAGGCTTTCGAGGTTCGAATCATCATCGGTACCCCCATGAGCCTTAGCCTTAATGTGGTCAACCGTCTTTGCGGCGACAGCTCGCCCGCTGCGAAGGCATTTCTGGCACAAATGGTTGTCGCGTTTCAAAATGCGGTTACGTCTGATATCCCACTGACTGCCGTAACCACGCTTGTGGCGACTCATCCCTTGTTGATGCTGATCCCATCCGGTATTACGGTGAGCTTCACAATATCCTGAACGATCAATAGTCGTGACCGCGCAGCCATGTTTACGGCATGCGCGGGGGATTGCCTTAGGCATAGAGTTCTCCATGCTGATTATCTCGGTAATTGCGGGTTTTTCAGTCACTACGGTAGTGATTTCTCGAATGTGACATTTCGAAGGGTTGTTGTATGAAAAACACCCACCTGCTATTAACTAAGTAAAAGATATATTTGGGGTTTGTTTTAGTTCATGATACAAGTTGAGCAGAAAACCATCATTAACCAATAGGTGTTTCATGATTCTCTATAAATATATGGAAAAAAAATGGGCCGATGAGTTCTTGAAAACAGGTTCTTTACGTGTAGGCACGCTTTATGACTTTAGGAAAGCGGACCACAAGCCAGGCGTATCCGATGACCAAGAGGGATTTGCTCACAGCGTGTTTGATGTAGCCGAAGGTAAAACATTTGCTGATATGTCTGAGGTTGAGCGAGCTAACTGCGGTCTCGGCACGATCATCCCTTACAACCTCCTTGGCGATCTATCGCAAGGCGGGATTGGCCCTAATTCCAACATGCAATTCATCCGGACATCAACTGACATGTACGTCATGTGCTTCTCAATGAGCCCTAACAGGTCAGCAATGTTAAAAATGGGATATGACACATGCCTAAAAATAAACAATGCTGAGATTTTCATTAATCAATTGACACGGAAGTTAAGAACTAGAGCGAGAATGCTGTACATTGCCCAACAAGTTGATTATTCAGGAAAAGAGACAAGCTACAGTGTAGTTGATTGTAGATACCCTTTCATGACAAAACACGCTGATTTTGCATATCAAGATGAATTCAGAGCTGTCTGGAAGCGCAGGGATTATGCGCCTCAACCGTCACCACATATTGTATTTATCCCTTCGGCTATTAAGTACTGTGAAATTATTGAGCCAATATAATCGAACCTTTTTAACTGGATAAATCCTACTCGCAGTTGATTGAAACAGCGTTAACATTATGTATGTTCTTTTACTTTTACCTTGCCGCAGTTAGCCTGCACTGCTTTGTTGTGCGCCAGGATGTCGCGCTTAGTCTGCGTATCAAGCACATCGATATCATGGTCAGTAAGGTAGATGATCCGTACCCAGCTGCAGGCCGTATCAACGACTACCGGGGCGGGAGAAGTGCTTGCGCAGCTCCCGATCAACATCGTCATCAGGCATATGGCTAACGGTTTGCTGTACATCGCTTGCCTCTTTCGTGACTTCGGCCTTACGTTCTGCTGCGGCGACGGCAGCGGTGGCATTCTCTTCGGTACGCTGCTGATCGGCTTTGGCTTCTGCCTTACTGGTCCCGCGAGCGTGGCCAATACCGAACGCGCCAGCGATAACCGCCAGCAAAGCAGTTGCCAGACCAATAATCATTTCAATGCCCATAGTGACCTCATGCCAGTACAGATTTAGCCAGGTTAAACAGCGCTCGGCGTTTATCCAGACCGTTTCGACCACCGTTAATAAGCAGCGTTACACGCTCCACGTCGCCGGAATGAAGCAGGCAACCGTGGGAAACATAAAACCATGCGGCTGAACGCGCTGCGTAATCATCTCGCTCCAGCAGCTCAGGCTGGGTGACAAGTTCAAGCTTCAGCGCCAGTCCGCAGCTGCGATAGTTGCTCAGGCCCGTGACTTGTTTCAGACCGCGACCGCGATATTTCCAGCCATCACCGGCAACCTGATTACCGAGATTCTTTTTTCCCCACTCGCCCCCATACACCAGATTCGCGATTGCTCGCTGATTAGCTGGTTGTGTTGCCGTTCTGCCGAGTGCTGCGGCCTGCTGGGCGGTGATACGGTGTTTACCGAACGTAGGCACAAGGCTATCTGCTGAATAGTTCAGATTTTCCACCAGTCGGGTAAAGCCTCCGGACTCATGTCCCATNCTGGGCAATGAACATTGCCTGATCGAGTGGAGCNAGTGATGCCAAACTCTTTCATCGCGGCTGTAATATGCGGAAACCAGCGCGCAGCTAACCCGGCGCTAATACCAGCCGCCTTCTGGAATTGTGTTTGATTCATTAGTGCCTCAGTGCATCAACCAGACGCGCTATATTCCCCCTGAACCAGAGAACCGCGCCGCAGATAAGAATGTTTGCCAGTACCACCAGCCAGTGGGATGACTCGTACAAGCCAAACAGGAAACGGAAAGGGATGCTGGCATAAACCAGCACAGTGAAGTAAGCCATCAGCGATATCATGGGGCGGTGTCTTGACCCGTCGCGCCGGTAGAACATCAACGCCCCAACAATTACAGCGCATATCACCGCATTGACGATTGCGCTCGGATCACTTGTTACCATTGCTTGTCCCTCCTCCACGTAAGCGAGAGAGAATCCCAAACAGGCTACCCAGANTCCTGACTGTTAACGAACGTCAGCAATTTAATGGCTATGGCTGCAACGATTACAGCACCGAGTGCATCAAGCGGCCTGTCACTGTACCCCGTCCACTTTGAGAAGTAAGACCCCAGCAGAGGAGCACCAATCACACCGAAGATAAATGAAGTTATGAAGTAGCCCACCAGCTTTAGGCGGCTGATATTTACCGCCGTAGCGACATAGAACACCGCCCCAGCGAACGCGCCAAATACCACGCCATAATCAATGCCAGTTGCAAGGCCGAACATACTGGCCCCCATCAGCCCGCCAGCAGCTACCGTTGTGCCAGAAACAGGATCGGACATTTAGCCCCCTCTTATTGCTGTGAGTCCTCTCAGAATTGAGGGGAAAAAGAAAAGGCCACGCATAAGCGCAGCCTCAAATGATTTGTTCCTCAACTTGCCGAGGAGACTTATTCATGGCGAAAAAAAAGCCCGCTCTAACGGGCGGGCAGAAAGGTAGGTAGTTCTGATTCTGTACCGGATCGAGGCGCACCTAATAGTCCGAGCAACCGATTTACCAGGAGAGCGCTCGTTTTCCGTTACTACCTTTTAAACATAGCTGGAGAAGCCGAAACGGCAACCCACAACCTAATGTCTTAGTAGTATTGCATGGTGCCGGGTGCCTCCCGGTGAGCATGTCCNCAGCCGACATGGCCCGCGCTGCATTTACAGATCACTGTAAGTGACTGGTCGCCCCACCGCACAGGGGGATTCACCATGTCGATAATCTAATTTGTAAACATTGTGTTAGTCAATATGTAACACTCTGTCAAAGGCACCCGAAAATGCCTTTTGCACAGTGTTAATTGCTGGATTTGATAAGCGGCCAGACTAACGCAACAACCCCGGCCACAAGTACGCCATCTGCCAGGATTGACAACATTTTACTGGTGAAGTCGATAGCAACCACCAGAAACAACAAAACCCCGGCGGCTGCCCAGCGAAGTTTACCGATCACAGGTACTGATCCAGCGGAAGCTGCAGAGCCTGAGCAATTTTCTTCAGCTGTTTCTCTTCTTCTTCGCCGATACCGTCATTGTCAGCAACATCGAGGCAAAGACAAAGAACATCAACAGCATCATTTGAACCCGCAACATCAGCCAATTCACGCAGCGCCTGAGCGTTAGCAGAACGCGGTGAAGCTTCGTATCGAGCTCGAATATTGCTGCTCATCTGTGCGATCTCACCGGCGAACGGCGCGAAGGCAGGCAGCGCCGAAATGGTTTTTTCCAGCGTGGCGATTTCTTTCGCGTCGCAGGTACCATCGGCATACGCAATGGAGTAAGCACCCCATACAGTCGCCTCAACCGCATCGCGGTTTTCCATTTTCTTTACTTCAACGACGGCTTTTCGTGCTTTCTTTTTGAAGATACCGAACATAGTGACTTTCCTTTTAGCGGGTGAGCCAGCGCTCAGGAATGATCAGCCCACAGAGATAGTCACACTGACTATTCCCTATGGCTCACCCCTGAAAGGCTCTGTGGTTGAATTGCGCCGAGCGTGGCGCGGAGAATTACAGACATAAAAAAACCCGCATGAGAGCGGGCTATTTTTGGTTTTTCTGCTCAGTTCGCTTTAACGTCCCGAGCCTATCACAATTCAAGCAGTTTCTGGCTCACTTTGCAAGTAAAATCTGTCGCCATTTGTGCCGAATGCGTCACACATTGGTGCGTACAGCATCGATTCTGCCAAACTTAGCCATGTATCAACTCTTCGTCTGCATGTCATAAAGCACCAGTCTGGATGCTTTTCATAGAGCTCTTCCGCTATGCGGCGTTTGCTCTTCCGTAACCGGTAATGCTCCACCAGCAGGTGGTATAGCTCTTTGTGACCACCCGTAATGAGGACTGCCCCCAGTACCTTATCAATCAGCAGTCCTTCATCGTCTGTGCAGAAAGCCAGGCCGCTTTTGTTTTTCCCAGCGAGTATTTCNACGAAAGAACGCCTCCAGTTCCGGCTTTGAGATACCCGATTTCTTCATCCGGCGTAATGCTTCGTTGATGGCTGTCTTGGTAACTTTCCCGGAGGCCAGTAACTGGTTGAACATATTGCCGCCACTACCGCCGCCGATGTACGACCAGCGGCCCCACATGCGCAGCTTCCCTTGAATCCAGATGGCCTCCAGCGTTTTCAGCCTGACCATTTCACCNAGCTTTTCCAACCTCGGACGGGTTAATCATTATGCGTTCTCCACTATGCCAGCACGCCAATTGCCAGCGAACGATCCAGAAATCGAAACAGCAGCTCCAGCTGTGAGCCGTGCTTCTCCTCAAATGCCACGGTGTCAGCGTGCAACTCGTCGTGATGCGCTCTGCAAAGCGGCAACACAAACAAATCGTGCGCTTTCGTACCCATCCCACCTTGTCCGTGGCCTATCAGGTGATGGGGATCATCTGCTGGTTTGTTACAGCAGACACACGACTGAGACTTAACCCAGCGCGTCCAGCTCTCATTTACCCAGCGGCGTCGCTTTGGTCGCAGCATGAATGATTCCGGCGTTTCAGGATCTACGCGAAGCCCGAGAATCTTTTTCTGCACCACTTCGCTCGCCGCTGGCTCCGGCACAATATCGCTCTCCTTCATCACCGGTTGATGCTTAATTTCCGGCAATCGCAGGGCTTTCCGGGCCAGCGATTCAGGAATGACGTGCGCCAGATTGTTTAATACCAGCCACCAGCACAACTCCGGGATCGTCAGTTGATGGTCTTCGTTGAACCCCAGCTGTGAGCGGATGACCGTTATCAGCCAGGATACCAGGTTCTCACGCGCAATGCCTGCCAGCGTCTCTGTGTACTGATCACGCAGCAGGTTATCGCAGGCCCAGCAAAGGCGGATGCTGCCAGGCTCATGCCGGAACAGGGTAAAATTTTCGCTGTGCCATGAGCCGTGGGGATACTGGCATTCAAAACGACGCTCCAGCTCGGCCTCCAGCGAGCTAATACCACCCGCGCGCAGAATGACGTCTTTGTTTTCGAATACTGGCTTCAAAACCGGATCTCCTGCCAGTGGCTGCGTAGCGGGAGGGATGGCGCCGGTTGCGTAATCACTATATTTTTCCGGTGCTGGCTCAATCAGTACCCGCCCTCTCCTGAACATCGGCATGAGATCAGCACCTGGGCGAAGAAGAACAACGCCCATGCGTGGGGCAATCTCAGGGGTTAGTAGTGCTCTCATATCATCTCCACGTCAGGCAGCTGCACGAAAACGTCGGATGGTGATTTCTACTTTCCCTTTCTTCACGATGTTTCCCCACTCCACCAGCATGCGCTTAACCTGACTGTCGTCTTCCCAGACGCCTGTTAGAGTCAGGGCATCGAACAGCGCTTTGTTGTAGTTATCGATATCCCGACGGCGCTGATCAGGCGGATACAACACTATGTGAACCTCAGCCAGATCAGAGGNATGGCCGGGGAACGGCCCGCAGTTGCTCAATAATCGCCGCTCTCGCTGCCTGCTGGAACTTGCGCCCTGTCTCGCTTACCAGATGCCTGCCTTTCAGCGGTCCCTTGCTCGGAGCACGCCAGTAACTATTTACGCTTGGTGGAAATGGTAAAGTCAGTTTCATTTAGCCCCCTTAAAGGATCGCTACAACGTCTTTTGCGACTTCCCGCGTACTGCTTTTGCAGGAGATCGAACGGCGCGCTTTGATGAATTCCAGGTTAAAACCATGCTCCCGGTACAGGTCGAGAACCTTCGGTGCAGATGAATTTGAAATTACTACCCGAGCCCCACGGTGAAAGGCAGATACGCATTGCTTCGCCAAGTCCACCTGGTTCTCCCAGCTAAAACCACCAGCGGCGTAGGCGGTGAATCCGGTTGTTCCCGGCATCGGTTCGTAAGGCGGATCGCAGTAAACCACATCCCCTTTCCCGGCCAGGCTGATAGTTCGGCTATAGTCAGCAGTCATGAAGACGCAGTTATGCGCCATAGCCGCGAAGGCTTTCATCTCATCCATCGGGTAATACGGGGCCTTGTAGCCTCCCCAGCCCACATTGAACTTGTTCGCCTGGTTGTAGCGCATCAGGCCATTGAAGCAATGCCGGTTGAGATACAGGAATGCAGCTGCGCGTTCAGTAGCATCCAGCGTCTGTGCGTTGAACTCGGAACGGATCAGCTCATAGCCATCTGGTGACCGCATGTGCTCGAACATCCAGCGGGCCTTTAATTCCACTTCATCCGGCACCACCGCTAACATCTGATACAGATTAATCAGGTCCGGATTAACGTCCGCCAGCAGGTAATCTGCGTGCTTTTCGCTGTTCAGGAATACCGACCCACCACCAACGAATGGCTCTATCAGGCGTTTCCCTGCCGGGATATGCACGAACAGGTCAGCCAGCTGGGTATACTTTCCACCNAGCCCATTTGAGAAATGGCTTGCTCATGTGCGGAACCCCGAGTTTTCTGGCAATGAGTAATCAACCCCGTCGAAGCTGGCTCGCGAAATGGACGATTCCTGGCGGGAGCTATTGAGTGGAGCAGATAGTTTTAACGACAGCTCATCCCATTTTTCCCGAAGCTTCGACGGGCTGAGTACGTTTTTACACCAGAACGAATCTTTGTTGGCGCGCTTGAAAAGTGAGCAAATTTGTTTATGGGTTCTCCCGTCCTGCATCACCATCAGGCGAACCTCATTCGCCCATGCGGTCCAGTTTGGTTCTTTAGGGCGAACTACCTCACCATCACTTTCAGCCGCCAGTTCGTACATGCTGATAATTTTTCCCCAAATGAACTCGGCGCAGGTTAAATCGTCCTGGCTGCCCCANCTGCCGCTTTGCAGCGCTGTACACCACCGCGTCAGGATGTCGTGACAGAAATTCATCTGCAGAGCCCTGTTCGTCCGGTTGCGAAGCGTCCGGACAAGAAGGATTTATATCTGATGGATCAGTAGTTGATTTTACTGACGGATCCCCACCAGATTCTGACGGGTCAAAACTGGTTTTTTTGATGGATTCCGACGCCTCAAATTTTGAGGGGTCAATTTTTGACGCATCAGATTTTGACGCGTCAGATTTTGATGTGTCAGAAACTGACAGGTGAGAAAATGCCGCTTTCTGTAGTTTGGAAACGTTGAGCTGGTAGACGTTCGATGCATTACGGTTGCCGTTGCGGCGCTGTGTGCGAGTGAGCCACCCCTCTTTCTCAAGTGCAGCTATCGCCGTTCTGACAGTACTTTCACCAGCGCCAATCTGACGGGATATGGTCGCAATAGAAGGCCAGCAAACACCCTCATCGTTGCTGAAGTCAGCCAGGCGCGCCATGATTGCCACGCTGGATAGCTTCATCCCCGAAGATGCACAAGCGTCCCAGACGTATCCTGTTAATTTAGTGCTCATGATCGTCCTTTATTTCTCTGAATTTACGTCTGAATTGCTCGAGGGGGCTAAAGCATTCATGCTCGTACCCTTCACGCAGGTATATAACGCGCTGTGTCTGGGGCTCCCAGCGTATGACCCTGACCGGGACACCGTAGTGATCTCTGAACCATCGGTTGAGCTCTCGCATACTTTCTCCGCCTGGCCGTTAAAGTCCCCTACCACCCACTGAGCAAACTGGTAGCAGACAGGCTCGAACCCGCCTGGTACTCTTACCCCATACACGAACTGCACCGGTCCTGCTCCACCAGGAACTGGCCGCGCTATAAGTTGCGACCTGCGGTATTGTGTTGATAAACTGTTCATGCGTTAGTAATCTCCACTGATAACGACACGCCACGACGCCAGGAGCTGCAACTCGCTGGCGTCACTTCTTTTTGCGTGAAAATAACGTGATAATTGCGGCAATCTCTTCTTCCCGAGCTGCCAGGTGGCGGCGGTGATGCACCATGATTTCTTCTGCCTCATGCCTTTCGATTACCCCATCTTCAAGTGCCTGTTCGATAATCTGGTCAACCTGACCTCTGGCGGCAGAGGTACGCATTGCCCGGCTAAACAAGTCCACGCGATCCAGCTCTTCCAGGTGCGGAACATCCACCAGCAGAGCACCACGACGGCGAGCGAAGTAATCAGCCAGTAACGACGTATTGGAAATGTCCTCCATCGCTTCCAGCTCGCTGACTTCGAAGAAACGACAGCCGTTTTTCTCGNTAAAGGTTGTTGTTAAACTGCGTCACCGTCATTCCCAGTGCGCCAGCCATTGCTTCGCGCCCACCTGGATATGCTTTGCACATCGCTTTGACGGCTTCTTTGAGGTTTGGCTCTACCATGTTGATTTTCCTTTTGTAGTTATCGAATAACCGTTTAAGCAGTACGATTATTTGCACTTGGTACGTCATCTGTCTGATAGCGACTTGGGTACAAAANTGTGTAATTCGCTTATTTCTCCTCTAAAGAACTTGGCTAATCTCTCCGCCAGTTCGACAGATGGGACTTGCTCGCATCTTTCAATGCGGCTCAACGTTGCAGGATCTACCTGTACCCCGGTTGCAACGTGCAATAAGGTCATGCCATGCGATTTTCGCAATTTTCTTAATGGTGATTGCATAATGCCTCCTATTTTTGCGTATTACGCATGTTATTCTACGCTAGCGAATTGCGCAAGTTGCTTTGCACGAAACGCAAAAACAACATGTAATGAGTGAATGAAAATAGGATCTCGCATACGACAACTTCGCTTAGCGAAGAACATTAAAATCGCAGAGCTTGCAGAAGCTGTGGGCGTTGATGCTGCCAATATTTCCAGGCTTGAAACTGGTAAACAAAAGCAGTTTTCAGAACAGACACTTAACCGACTTGCTCAAGCTTTAAGCGTAAGTGTACCTGACCTATTTACCTCTGACGAAAATGATACTACTGTACATATAAACAGTGAAAAACATGCATCTCCCGTAAAGGATGTGGATGTATACAGAGTCGAGGTACTTGATGTGAGCGCAAGCGCCGGGGCAGGACATATACACGGTAGTGACGTCATAGATGTCATTCATGCTATCGAGTTCAGCAATGATCAGGCATTGGCAATGTTTGGTGGCAGGACTCCATCTGGAGTAAAGGTCATCAACGTTCGCGGTGATAGCATGGCCTCAACGATTGAGCCTGGCGACCTAATCTTTGTGGACGTAACTATCAATGAGTTCGATGGGGATGGGATTTACGTCTTTGGTTTTGATGGAAAAGTTTATGTTAAACGCCTGCAGATGATACCAGACCAACTGCTAGTCATCTCTGATAACCCTCGTTATAGAGAATGGAATATAACTAAAGAGAATGAACACAGATTCTATATCTACGGAAAGGTTTTAATAAGCCAGTCTCAGTCCTTTAAACGGCATGGATAGCATTCATCATCATAAACTAGGCCTCCTTCGAGGCCTTTTTTTTNNCGCCTTAAATTTGCGCTTTACGCACTTAACTATTGCGTTACTCGCAATTTATGATTATCTTCTATTCGTCGGCACATGACGCAACTTACGGACAAGGATGAACAGAACACAACATGGAAGCGCATTCCCCTTCTTTCCGGTGGGGATCGGTTTGTAACTGAAGGAGTGCGCTTCCAGTTGTGAACGGCAATATTCGCAACCGTTGTATGGCACATGCAGCGTCAACGGCCTGAGAGTCCCTTTATCCATGCCTCTCAGAACAACCGGAATGTGCAAGCTAAGTGTTTCAGGCACGACGTGCGCCCCACCAGCGCGGCGAAAAGGTGTGACGCCCGGGAAGAGTCCGGGACATAACAGATGAGAGCATTGGCGGTGAACGGGCAAACACACAAGCCGTAAGCCGATCCGAACGCAATAGCTAATCGTATCAGTGCTCTTTTCGTTGTGTGGAGAACTAACGTACCGCCATTGCAGTGGCGGTCCCCCATCAGCAAGAAATTTTAACCAGCTATTCGCCCATTCTCATGGGTTGGGTTGCTGCACCCTAAATTTTCGCGTTGCAGCGCGTCAGATGGAGAACAAAAGATGGCTAAGACAGCAAATCAACTGATTAAACAGGCGTACGAAATAGCCAAAACTATGCCACCAGCACAGGCAGCAATTATCAAGGAACTGGCTACCGTCCTCGATGTTTCGAATGTAGCTCTGCGCCAGACGCGCACCGAACGTGACGCCCTTCTCGCAGAGGTCAAATCATGGGCGAAAGAGTGTGATCGTCTGACCGAGCGACACACCAAGAATCGCACAAATATGCATGTTCTAGAGGCTATGCGCGATTTGAAAGCAATTTGCCCCGCCAGCTTCCGTAACGTGGAGGCTCTCTGATGGCTAAAGACTCAAAGCTTGTNATACGGCGCCAGTGGCAAAACCAACGTTTTGACGTTCGAACCTGAAAACCTGCACCTGGTTACCGACAAAACGCACCCGCTTTACGATGAGCGTATCCACCTGCCTATCAGCGAGGCAATGGTGCTGAACATCATGGACCAGGGCGTTCTTGAGCCGATTATCGTCTGGAAAGACCCGGAGACAGGGCTGTCTTGTGTAGTCGATGGTCGCCAGCGTGTGCGCCATACACTGGAAGCCAACAAGCGTCTGTCGAAAGAGGGCAAAGAACCGTTACTGGTTCCAGCAGTCGCTAAACGTGGCTNCCGCCGTTCGCATGGCGCAGGCGATGGTAAGTGCTAACGAAATCCGCCAGGCAGATACGCCACTGGGCCGAGCAAAGAAAATGGCTGATGCGCTGGAGCGCGGGCACGACGAGGACGATTTAGCGCTGATGTTTGGCGTGAGTGTCCAGACCGTACGCGCAACTCTGTCACTGCTGGATGCCACCCAGGCTGTTCGCGATGCAGTGGAGTCCGGAACGGTTACCGTTACCCAGGCGCGTCAGCTGGCATCGCTTAAACCCGAAGAGCAGCGGGAGAAGGTCTCTGAAATCGAAGCGGCAACTGCTGGCACAACCGGCCATGAAAAAGCTCGGCGTCAGCGTCAGATCCTCGGTGATGCAAAGCCGCGCCTGAAAACCCGCAAAGAAATCACAAAAGCCCTGGAATCTGCCGAGGGTGAGTATGCGAGCGCACTCCGTTGGGTGCTTGGGGAGGCGGTATGAATATTGATCCTGAGAATTACAGCAAATACACCCTACGTCGGTTCGCCGCCTTGTTCGATGTGATCTGCTGGGTGCTTATTGCCGTAGTAACCGTTGGTATCNTGCATGTTTATTGAGTGGTGGGTAGCATGAGCATAGTTGGAGATTATTTCTTTGAGTTCCCTGCGTCTCGCGGCGTTCAGGGCGGAGCGATTGTCCTTATGATGACAGTGCCAGCACGAACCTTGGCACGCGTCCTCGCCAGTGATAATTACGGGGATACTTTAGAACGTTCACAGCGTGAAATTAACCCAGCGCGTGCTAAGAAATTCTATGAATATCTGGTTAATGCTCACGAAAATAAAGAGCCCTTCATTATCCCACCGCTGGTCGGTAACTGTAACTCTGAGATTGAGTTTCAGGAATTCGGCAATACCAACGTTGGTGTTGTGCGCTTCCCTATGGATGCAGAAATTAAGCTTTTCGACGGCCAGCACCGTGCAGCTGGGATCGCCGAATTTTGCCGCACAGTTGGCGAACCAATCCACGTACCACTAATGCTCACACATAAGCTCTCGTTGAAAACACGGCAGCAGTTCTTTTCCGACATTAACAACAATGTTTCGAAGCCATCTGCGGCTATCAACATGGCCTATAACGGGCGCGATAAGAACGCGCAGGAGATGGTCAGCTTTATCAGTTCACACGACGTCTTTTCTGAAGTCACCGATTTTGAGCATAACGTCGTTCCCGCGAAAAGTGATAAGTGGGTGAGCTTCAAAGCCCTAAGTGATGCCACGGCAAAATTTTCAGGTTCCTGCTCAAAGGATGATCTTGAAGGGTTGTGGAATGCGTGGCTAATGCTGACTGGTTTAGATGATATTCGCCAAGGTACGAACCAGGCAGAGTACAAACGTGAATACATCCAGTTCCATGCAGTGATGATTAACGCCTTCGGCTACGCAGTGCAGCGGTTAAGCGAAGGCCGGGGAGTTCGCGGGGTCACACTGATGATTGAGGACCTGGTAATGAATACCGGCATTGCCGAGCGCGAAGATTTTTTCCTCATTTCATCATGGGACGGGATTTGTGCCAGCTGTGAGAAAGCCAGGCCGACGGTCATTGCGAATGTATCTGCTCAAAAGGCGGCTGCAGCACATCTGATGGATGCCATCGTGAATAAAAACTTGTCTGTTAGCCGCGGTAAGGAGGCCAGCCATGACTGATATCACCGAACTGGCGCAGCTACGTTCTGAGCTTTCAAATCCGGCAAATGGCAGTAAAGACCATCTGCGAAAACTCGCGCTATTGCTGGTAGAGGCGCTGGNAGAAGGCGCAGGGGATGGAAGCCTACTGGAAAACTCAATGCCGTGGGATAACAGACCACTGCGAGGAATTACAGGCGCGCATCGCCGAGCTGGAGTCCCGCACCGTGAAGCTGCCGGATGATGAAGATGGCCAGGCATACGGATTCGGAAAATGGGCAAACAGAAAACNTCCCTGCGACAGCTGGAACCATGACAATTGCATATTGCGAAGATGCCTGGCGGGCTGCCTTTGAAGTGTTCTCGTCTGCCGCTGGCATCAAGGTGGAGGCTGAGTGATGGCACTGACACACGATGAACTTTGCCAGATAGCCTGCCGCTTTCTGCAAAACAACGGTTTCAAGGTGGCCTTTCATGACCGGTTCCGAGCATGGACGCCATACGGTGAGCAGGCTGATGCAATCGGCTTTCGCAATGGGGCCAGTTGTTTGATTGAGGCTAAATGCTCTCGTTCTGACTTGTTGGCCGACCGCAAGAAGCCTTTCCGTGTTGAACCCGAGAAGGGCATGGGAGACTGGCGTTTCATGATTAGTGAGCCGGGTATCGTAAATATTGAGGATTTGCAGCCTGGCTGGGGATTGCTTCACGTGGTCAAAGGTCGGGTTAAGAAGGTTCACGGCTGGCCTGGAAACTGGGAGTGGGTTAACCGGGACAGCAAGCCATTTCAGGCCAACAAACAGGCGGAATGCGATTACATGTTTAGCGCGCTCCGTCGCATGGATCTTCGCGGACACCTCAAAGAAGTTTACGACGGCGTGATAGTTAACCGGGCAGCAGAAGGAGCCAACCAATGACCAAATCAACCATAACCAGAGAGCGCTTGGAACAACTCGCTGATAACAACACTATCTGCAAAGTTTCATGGGATGAGCGGATCGAACTGGCACAAATCGCGCTGTCCGCAATGGACTGCGAGCCGGTGGCATGGGCATGGCACTATCGTGAGCAATGGCATGTTACAAACGATGAACGCCGCGCAGAATTTGTTGCAAAAGATGGTGATGTGGCTGTACTGCCGCTCTATCGTCACGCTCAGCCAGCGCAGATAAGCGAACCGGTATTGCCACTGCAAGACAAAGACCTGCAGGGCGTGATCGACTCACTGGAGCACCCTGCAGGGATTAACGCAGCAGGTAAACAGGTGGTTCGCCATGCCTTGGTGGAGCTACAGGAACGCCGCAAGGCTGACAGAGAGCCGGTGGCAGAAGTGGTTTCAATTTATGGCGACCCCGAAGCCTTTGGGGAGCGAGAGATTAGACCGCTTGTCGGCATTCAGCAAATGCCATACGGGACGAAGCTCTATCGCCACGCGCAGCGGCCGGTTGTGCCTAATGAAATAACTTCGGCAAGTGCGCCTGAAGTATTCGAGGTAGCCGCCGAAGCTGAGCGGCTTGGTTTGCGCGGTACTTATGCTTCATATGCAGTTGGCTGTACCTCCTGCCACGCCGCCATGCTCGCAGCCGCCCAGCAGGAGGTACAGGTAGTGTCTAAGAAAATCGAACAATCTCGTAAAAGAGTCAACCGCTGTGATGTTTGTACTGAAGGGGCTCGTGGTGGGTGTGGGACATGTATTTTTAACGGTAATTTTGAATGAGGTGCTTATGACTTCTAAAGATTTTATGGAAGAGAAAGAAGTATTCGAATTACTTGGCAAGAAAAAAACAGCCATCTGGAGACTACGTAAAGAATATAACTTCCCCCAACCAGTTTTAACGTACCCTACGAGATATAGTCGTAAAGCAGTAACAACATGGCTAGAGGAAGGTGGAGTTAATAGAAAAAAAATGATAACAAGCATATAGTTAATATAGTAAGGCGCAAGCAATAAAATTTTAAAGCTACATTGCACTACATAATTCTTGGTTGGTGATTTTTAATGAAACAAAACCACCAACCTCTTATATCAATCATTCAATCCTAATGAATTTTGTGAAACTCCAGTCCTAAATTTCCGAAACAATATCTTCAATGGCGTTGTTGTTCGGGCTAAAACATAAACATATTTATCATCAACACCCTCTACTTTTATGCCTGGCACTGAGGTTACATTTGCAAAAATCTCATCATCGGTACTACCGAACATTTCTTTAGGGAACTGTTCTTTAATCCAGTTTGTTGTCCCATTCCATAAGTCATCCTGGTTTCTTAAGCTCTTAGCCAAAAGATACTTGATCTCTTGTAAGTCTGACTTAAATAAATCAGCCTCGCTCATTTCAGGGAGATTAGGCTTAATCGCAGTAAATGAACCGAAACTATTTAATATAGGACTTGCTTCAGGATTTGATTTATGATGATCTATGGTATTTTCAATTTTCTGTTTTAATAGAGCCTTAAACTTTTCGATCTCAGAATATCTCATATCT